TGCTTCCCATGCATTTACTTCATTAGCCAGGTAATCCCCTACTGTTTCATCTATATGGTGACACCCTGATGCAATTACTATCCATTTAAAGTCTGCAGAGGGTGCGGCTATGTATGGTTCACCATTCTCATCCCTTGCGAAATACTCACCCTGTACCCAGTCTTCCGGTGCATTGGGATTAATGTATTCTGTGTCTCTATCGAATTTGTATCTAAATATCTTGTCACCTGCGGCAACGACAAGGCAAGTAATGTTATCTCCTGATCTAAACTGGCATATTAATCTAATCGGATGGTCGCTAGGGAGTCCTGTAAACAATTGAGGGAATGCCTCTAGTAATTTACCGGAAGGCTTAAACACATCCCACCCTTCTCTCCGACTTTCCCCTTCCTGATGTCTGCGAAAATTTAATTTCTTTGTGTAGTGCTCACCTGACGCACTCTCTCCTGAGAGATTCTCCAATAACGCACCGCCCATCATGGGCTTTAAAGTACGATTCTTGTACTTTTTTGTCTTACTAGGCATTGTAATTAGTAATGGTTAAAACTTTACTTGATGCATTAAAAGAAAAGTTTGGAGTTTTTCCGTCTTCTCCACCTTCTAATAAATTGGTTTGTGCTCCATTAGCACATAGACTCAAATCGATGAATGCACCTCTGTGAGGAGAGGCGCCTTCAAAAAATCTCATTATATTGTTTACAGTGTCAAAATGCACATAATCTCCTCCGAGTGTAGAATTTGGAGCTTTCTTAAAAGCTAGTTCTCCGCCTTCTTGACCAGCTACATTTCCACTACCAATCAGTAATCCTGGGGTATAAAGATTGTTGCCTGTAAATGTTAAATTTGAATCAGCACCCAATGAGCCATTTGCATTAAATTGTATTTGGGCATTTGCTCCAGCAGGTGTGGCATCCGCCCCCCTTAAGTCTTGTGTTGAAAACCCAAGTCCGTCATTTGATGAAAAAGTAACAGCACCTGATGACGGATTATATGCACCGCCCGTCCACCCCTTTCCATCATCTCCATCATCTCCATCAGAATAGTTTAGCGCCTGAGCGGACGCGAGACTTTGAGCAGCAGCATCAGCAGATTGACTTGCTTCATTTGCTTTTGTGGATGCCGTGGATGCGGAAGTTGCAGCTGCAGCTGCAGGTGATTCCCATGATGAACCATTCCAGAATCTAACTTCTCCTGCTGTGCTATTGTAATATACGGCCCCAACAGATAGTTCATTGCCATCATTATCCACGGAAGGGTTCGATGTTTTTGTACCTAAAAACCTGTCATCGAAATTATCGAACAATGTATCCATTGCCTGCTTTGCAGATTGCGCGGCACTAGCATGCCCTGAAGCCGTACTAGCAAATTGACTTGCTTCGCTTGCTTTTGCAGACGCAGTATTGGCAGATTGACTTGCTTCGTTTGCTTTTGTGGACGCAGTACTAGCATGAGTGGATGCGGTATTGGCGTGCGTGGACGCCGTATTTGCGTGCGTAGATGCCGAGGAGGCATGCCCACTTGCAGTGGATGCGGAAGAAGAAGCATTATCTGCATGTGTGCTTGCCGAGGAAGCATGCCCACTTGCAGTGGATGCAGATGAAGAAGCATTACCTGCAGATTGACTTGCCTCTAATGCCTTGGTGGCTGCAGTTGACTTTGAGCTTGATGCATTACTTTCTGAGGTTGCGGCATTAGAAGCAGAGGTTGCGGCATTAGAAGCAGAGGTTGCGGCGTCAGATGCCTTCGTGGATGCTGTGGATGCAGAAGTACTTGCGGATGTAGCTGAGGCACTTGCTTGCTGTGCTTTTGTACTTGCATTTGTAGCTGAAGTTGACGCATTTGTAACTGAAGTTGACGCAGAAGTAGCTGAAGTTGACGCAGAAGTAGCCTTGGCGGATGCCGTACTCGCAGATGTTGATGCCTGAGTAGCATAACCCTGTGCTGATGACTCTGCAGACTCCGCATCGTCCTTTGCGGCAACTGAAGCATCCCGTGCAGACTCAGATGCACCTTGAGCAACAACAGATGCATTCTTTGCGGACACAGCGGAGTCCTTTGCGGATACGGCGGAGTCCTTTGCGGATACGGAGTCGTCCTTTGCGTTTGTTGCCGTGGTCGCATGAGTGCTTGCGGTATCTGCAGATGCAGATGCATTAGATGCTTTTGTAGTTGCAGTGTCTCTTGCCGTTTCTGCAGAGTTCTTTGCATTCACTGCATTTGACTCTGCAGTCTCGGCATTGGTCTCTGCAGTCTCGGCATTGGTCTGAGCAGTCTGTGCATTACTTGCAGATTGCGCGGCAGATTCTGTGCTTCCAAATATAGTCTTTAAATTGTTGTTACCTGTGCCAATTTCATTGAGCTTCTTCCTTACAATTTCAAGGTTAGCATCCACCTCGCTATTAGGAATTGGTGTGGAACTATTCCTCCGCAACCTGATTTTAGTTTGAATTGGAGCATAGGTTTGCCCGCTAGGAACATCGTTTTCCAAATTACTATAATCTGCTGGTAATGACATAATTTACCCTTGTGAGTATGCATCCTCTACGAATGCGATTGTTTTAGTTACTACAGTATTTCCGGAAGTAATCTCTGCCTTCCATCTGCCACTTGCTTCATCGAAGTATAACTTTGCATTTGGTGAATCACCACGCTCCACTTCAATACCTGACTGCAATGAATTTGAAGGAGTGCCAGTCTGATTCTTATTAAGAACTATTACATTATCCTCAATCTCAAGATTGACCGTATTAATAGTAGTAGTTGTTCCATTTATCGTAAGGTTTTTTTCAACGATTACATTCCCGGTGAATTTTGAGGTGTCACCCGAAAAACTTATATCCTTAATTCTGTCCCATATGTCTTTTTGAGTAACCAGTCCAGTTGAGCCGGTTCCAGATTGCGGAAGTGTGCCTGTATGAATAGTCCTGTATATTTCAAGAAACTCTTGAATCTTTGAATCAACTTCGGGTTTTGTGTAGGCATCAAAATCAGAAAGCTCAACATTATGCGGATTACTCTCATCATTTAGATGCGAAGTAAATAGATCTAATATATTAGTATTTGGCACATTACCGAGGCCTACATCTTCTTTTGTTAGCCCTGTTACATTCCCGCTTATGGTAATGTCCCCAGTCAAGGTTGAGTTGTTTAACAATCCTGACTTTGATAAATTTTCTACATTTCCTAAACCCACATCATCTTTAGTTATAGAGTGAGGATTAGATTCTGCTTTGTGTGCATTTAATGAGATTGCCTGAGAGTCTGTTACTTTTTGATCAACTTCTGCTTTTGTATATTTATCTAGGTCGGAAATATTAGCCTCCGTATGGGTATGGGCAGGAACTGATCCATTTGATACCACTCCGGCGAAAAGAGAATCAACTTCAGCTTTTGTATACTTATCCAAGTCGGTAATGCTCGACTCGGTGTGGGTGTGTGATATCTCTGCCTTCTGTTGAAGTAATATTGTGGCAGTTGCGGACTCTAAGTAGTTCTTGAGGTCAGATATATCTGACTCGGTATGGGAATGCACCAACTCTGCTTTTGCAGATATTTGACCCTCTAGATCAGACCTTGCGGATGCTACCAAGCTCGCATCATTTGCATTATCCAAGGCATCCTGCAACCCGGAAACCTCCGAGATGCTATGCGTATGTGCGTTTGAAGCATGGTCATCAAGCAAAGATTCCACCTCAGGCTTTGTATAAACCAAATCAAGTAAGTCTATAATACTAGATGCAAGATGAGTATGATTTGTGTTCGACTTACCAACCAGGAAATCACCAAGGTCTGCTTTCAGTAAATAGTCATTAAGTGTAGTAGTATTTAATTCCTCGATTGAACCTACCCTAATTCCAAGTGCATCGACTATTGTCTTTAATGCAACCCCCTGGCGAGCAGCAAGCGCCTTGACCCCAGAGTCTGTAGTTAAGTTATCAACGACTTCTTCATCTATACCCAAGAGAGAGTCTATAAGCGTAGCAAACTGCGCACCCGTTGGCGTATCCCCTGTTTCAAAATAGCTTTTAAGTATCGCCTTGGTTGCCATATCTTACCCTACTGTAAATTCACTAATACCTGTACTTTGATTACTTGCATGGTCAATCGCTGTGGTGTTGTTATAGTTTTTCCACACCCGATGTAGTTCTTGGCGTTGCTTGCTGTACATCTTCATGTACGACTCATACATCGCCACATCTTTATCAACCTCTCTGTTCAAGTGGGCTTTTATGTAATCTGACACGGCTTTTGCTGATGCGTCATCATATATAACCAAATCGTCATCTTCATACTTTTGCTTTACACCACTCCAGTAAACATAAAGTTTCTCGTGTTCAGCTAGAGGAGAACAAAGATACAACCTGCCATCTCCAAAAGTTACCCTACCGGAGTATGCCCTAGTCCTAGTGGGACACCCATTAGTGACTGAATACCTAGAACTCCAGGGAACGACATCAACATAAGAGTACCATCGTTCTGAGGTGTCATCATTAAACAGACCGGAAACAATTACGGACTCAACCGTGGCATGGGTTGGGCTAAACTCCACTTCGCTTGAGTTTCTTCCAGTTGGGACGGAAAACATATCGCTCGGGAAAAAAGTATTAATATTCCTAGACTTAAATGCATCGATGTAATCCTGTAGGTTTATTACTCCACTAACCATCAGTTGGTTAATATATTTCTGTATGCCCCTGCCCTTCCTATCAGCATCTACCAACAAATTTGTTCTAACTAATTCTTTAAACTCTGACCACTTCATCGTCTGCCTCCTGGTGTGAAATAGAATCCTACAATCATGGGCAAGACTACGGTTGCTTGGAAAAGAGCAATATGTCCTGTTGTAACGACCAAAGCGGTTTGCTCGACTGGAAAACTGAAGAGCCCGAAAAGAATTTCTCTTCTTCCCTCTCCTGTAAGGTTTGTTGTACTGATGAGTGGAACACTTGGGTAGACGGTTGTGATACAGGTGATGAAGCTGAGCGTGCACATCCCGATAAGAGCAAGCATCCTGCGAGTAGCGCGAGTAAATGCTCCACCCGGACCAGATGTAAGTGATTTTTGAAATTTAATTGCATGGTCATTGTTTCGGCACTCCCTTGCCATTTCTAATTCATGTTTCTGTGAGCGAGCATCGTTTAATGCCCCAAATGCACCTTTCAGTATACTGCCCATTGCGGCTGAACCTCCCCCGGTTAAAAACAATGTAAGTAGCTCAAACATAATTATATAATATATTAGGTCATAAACTAGGTCAACGAATAGTAGTTTCGCCAATCATCAAATATCTGCTCTTTTGCATCACTAGAGACTTTGAAATCAAATATTAGTAGTTCGTAAATTTTTCCATTAAAGTAGTCCTCCGTACTTCTGCCTATAGAGGATGTGTCGATATTCTCTAAGTTTTTCGACCTAACACCCTCCCCTATACTACCTGATGTTGATTCTATAAGCATATCATCTGCATATGCTCCCGCATACCCACCTATTTTACCATCAGGACTATCTATGCCACCGAATAGTTTTTCCTTTTCAGTTAAATCATAATAATCAAACCTCATATAAGCAGAACCCACATCAAAGCAGAGCTCATGCGTTGAAGATGTGCCAGAAAAAACTGGCGCTCTCCCTTGACCTTCAGGGTCACAAACAACAAAGACCCCGACATCTTGCGTGAGATACTGAGATATGGGTATATTAAAATAACTTTCTCCATCAAAACTCAGAAAAAATTTATCATCTTTTTCTAAGGTAATGTTTCCACTTGCCGTGGCATCATGTTGGGCGTGACCATATCTTGATTTTTGATCAAATATACCCTTTACCTTGGATCCAACTTTAGTCGATATATTATCTATAGATATAGGGGAGTCATCATCTGCAAGTAGAAGTGGGCCATCATAACCCTCCCTAACATTCCTATTGCAGGAAAATGCAAACAGGGGCTTCCGTGTTACAGCATCAACAGGAAGATTGTAATCAATAGACTCAACTGCATGACCAAGCATTATGTAGTTAAATCCCCAATCGCATACCATTGAGAGCCGTCCCAATAAACTGTAGCTGCGGAGTATGGTTGCGATAATCCCGTACCCTTAGCTTTTAGCTCACCTTGTTCTGGCTCAAGTGTCGTGTATTTACCCTCTGTGCAATTTACTACTTCTATGAAGAAACCTGACTCCATATTGGTTACGGGCAATATCAACTTCACACTTTCTCCAGTTGGTTTTATATGCAAAATCTTAGATTTATCACTAATAGATATTATCCTGTCCGATGTAATTGATTCTATTGACCTAGAGAATGAAGCCTCCCCGCCAATTGAAAGTTTCCCGGTAATACCTCCACCTATTGATACGCTCCCTTGTATACTAACATCTTCGTAGAATGTCCCTTTATCTGCATATACATCATACGCATTGCTCACCACTGGTAGCCTTATGGCGGTAGTGAAGGGAATTAAATGTACATCAAGGAAAGGTCTCTTCCTATCACCACTTAAATTATCCAACCATATTGCATAGTCTAGAAATGTGGATTTTACTCCTTCATAGTTCTGCTGTATTGAATCTAACGTAGAGTCCGATAGTTCACCACTACTTGAATTTTGACTAGTAGCATCCGGTGGATCGGAAGCTATACCCTCAGAAAACCCCATGGACTGAAGGTTATTAAAATCAACTGGCTTTATCATGACTGAGAATAAAATCCAGAGATGAACACCGTTTCAGTATTATCCTGGTAGTTATTAATACTAGACCCAAGGCTTTTAATCATAATTTCATCAGTTGATTCAACAACCGGGTAGGTTGCGGATGATCCTGACACAATGACCTCAAATGCAGGGCTTTGATTGACCTGATAAAATATAAACTGGTCAACAATTGCACCCTCGCACTCTGCACCCACCCGAAAGGAGGAGTAGTTTAATGACGATGAACTAATAGCTGGTAAGGTTTCCGAAAATACCAATTCTCTGCCCTTGCCCTGATATACATATGCTTTGTAAAGCCCAGTACTAGGAGCAAATACAATTTCCATCCTGACTATATCGGAAGTAACCTCCACGGATGTATCAACATCGACACCAGATTTAGCTATACCAAAAACACCATCCTTTGAATAAATACCAAGAACGAGATTTTTAGATCCATCATACATTCCGAGGCCAATATTTCTTTTTGTGGTTCTAGGGCGAAAAAGAGATGCCACCTTACTACCATCAACAGGAGTATGCCCAACTGCCTTAGTTAACTTTCCTTGAACTAGTACTGACCGCCTTCCTTGAAGTATACCTAGTATCGGAGAGCGTAGTGGGTCATTCTCGTCATTTATATCAGGGGTGGTATACCCATCACCCTCCCATCCGTTAACTCCGTTTACAGTCTTCCCGTCCTCATATGGTGCTTTATCAAAGTCGCCGATCAATATTGAATTCCATGTATTTATAACTGCGATATCTTTGTGAGTGTTATTGCTTAGCCTTAACTCACTTGCTTCATTATGCGGAATTTTAACATACGTATCTGCCGTCATCAAATTAAATGTCCCAAATCCGGCGGGCTTCTGGGAGACCAATAATCGCCCTTTATTGCTTACCAATACAGGAACCTCAGAATCCTTGACCGTAGGATATTCGGGCGGATACCCGTCAGATTCTCTTAGGGTATTCATTTCTTAAGCAATTGCTTAATTTTAATGATTGTCCAAACGCATGTTAAAGAAATTAAAACAATATTCATAACCGATTCAAGGTCTCCAAATGTAACCACTCCAAGAACTCCGGTGTTTACACCTAACACGCGCAATCCATCAAATATTTCCCTAATTGCATCATCACTCATTTTTTTCTTTTAGACCTCTTAGGTTTTGGAGTATCAACCACCTCAACTTCTGCTACTTCAGCTACTTCAATTTCACTAATATCAACTTCCACAGACTCCACACTTTTTTCCTCTGCGGTTACTGGTTTGGTTGGATCGGCTGATGTTAATATTTCTTTTCGATTGGGATTCTGATGAAGATTCTTTTTTTTTAAAACATCCTCATAGAAAGCCTCGTCTACTTCCATTACCTGCTCATGCTCCAATAGCTTTTCGGCAATTTCTCCACCAATCTTTAATACCCCAACCCAGCCACTTAATGACTGAACTGACTTGAATTTAAAAAAGTCACGCCCCGCTTTGTATTCCCTGGTTGCGTTATTTGTATATAAAAACTTCATAATAAGAAAAAAGGGGGGGACCGCAGTACGCAGTTCCCCCCCTTCCGAATATTAACCAATGAATGAAAGAAGGGTTAGCTCGTTGTAACCGTTGGGGCGTCTCCACTAAAATTGTGGATAATAAGGTGACGCTCAGGTCGGTCCATCATGGTTGTCCATGTTGTGGAACGAAGAGAATACTCCTTGATTACAGCATTCATGCGACACTTATAAGCATCCATGACTTCAGGACTTGGATTCTTACGAGTCACCGAATTGGTTCCTGCAATACCCACTTTAATATCAGACCAGTCCAACAACCACAATGCACGCGAGCGTGACTTGGTGTCATATCCGGATATGTCCGTATTAACAGGAGTTGCTGAAATCAAATCATCGAAGTATTGATCATGAAATACTGCAAGCTGGATACCAATCTCCGGAATGTCGTACTTGTTGTAGTTAAACAACATGATTCCGTTATGCTCAATCTTTTGATTGATATCTGCATTGCGGACTGTGTCCCAACCATACTTCGCTTTGTAGTAATTATTCATTACAGTGAAGATGTTGTTCGCAGTAATGCGGTCGGTCATAACATCAATAACTTGGATGCTATCTCCATCCGCTTCACGGTGGCGCTTCAAGTAATACAACTGCGCAAACAAGTAATCCAAGTCAAGCTTGCCACCCTGAAGGTCAGGGCAACGATTTGCATCCTTAAGCTGAGTGTAAATACCAAGAGCATTTGACTTGTACTCAAGTACGCAATCAGAGCCGTAAGACGAAGAACCATTTCTTGCACCCTCAGGATCAAGAACCGCAGGAAGATTCATGTAAGTCTCAGGAGTTTGATTCTCATCAATCTTCTGGCCATACCATACTGAACGCATCCATGCTTCGTCAGAAAGTTGACTTGCACGCTTGTTTTGCTCGGCGAGTGGCTGATAAACAAAGTTCTGCAAGAACGGATTTGTTTTACCGGACATGATTGACTCAAGAGTAGCTTTGTACTGATCGTCAACAATGCGAGACTCACGAGTGGTTTGAAGCCAGTTAATAATCAATTGATTGCTCAAATCAGCAGGTTGATTCTGACACCATTCCTCGTAATCATTAACGGAATTTGCGCCAGTCTGCACAACTCCTACCGCAAACTCATAAGGTGTAGTATCACTCAACTTAGCGTAACCCGAAGAGGTAATGTTTGGCTCAAGTACAAGAGTAGCTTTTGCCTCACCTCCGGATGCAGTTGCGTCAGCAGCAGATACGATTTTGTAAACCAAGTCCTTAGCTTTCTTGTCGTCTCCCCATGAACTTACAATAACTGTAGCACCAGGAAGAAAATATCTATCAATAAGAGAGAGGCTTGACTTCCATGGTGAATCACCAAGATCAACGGTGCATTGCCATGCTCCTGCGTGTAACCCATTTGTTCCTGCACCGGGAGCCGCTTGTCCCGATGATCCGGCAAAGTAATTACTATTAATCTGAGTTCTTTGCCTTCTTTGAATGTAAGGAAGAATTAAAGACTGAGTCTCAATTTTTTGCTGATTAAGCAAAGGTTTAATATTTGTTATACTCGATCTAATTAAGGAGGAAAATCCTTTCTCCTGAACTCCAAGCATTTTAGCTTCTGCAGCAGATGCAATAACGCGCGCTAAGTCGATTTCCTTGTTCCCAAGTGCTTCGAATTCAGCAGGAGTCATACCCTTGATGCTTGCGTTAGTAAGTGTGCAGCCGGTACTAGAGTCTACACTTACGATACGAGGAAGAAAGTTTCCTGCACCATCTAATGCGCCAGGTGCCTTAACAAGACTTCCGCTAGTGGAAGCTGCAGGCGTACTCAGTTGCGAGTTGTCGAATGGATTTGCCATAATATATTTTTTGTTAATTAAGTACCTAACTTATTAGGTCAGATAACTTATATTAACTAAAAGCTATATAAAAAATGGCACTATTCGTAATTTACATGAATTTTCTTAAAATTGTACAAATACAAGATTTCTTTTTCTTTCTAAAATTAAGTTTTACAACCTAAAATTAAAGCCCTAATGCAGACAAAACTGGGTTTCGTTTATCCCCACCCTGTGCTTCAGAATTTACATTATGCCCTTGCCTTGGTGCTGGCTTAGGGTGCTTGGGGGTTTGCTCAAAGCTTTGACTTGCAACATTTTGAGACTTAACATACCCAGACTTCCTTAGCCTTTCCTCATTAGCATTAATCTCATTATTTATGTAAAGTTTTGCAGAATCATGTGCCATGGATACGACATCACTATCGGACAAAGTATATGACTTTGCTTTTTCTTTAGAGTTTAGACTTCCGTAGTTTTCCCTTCGAACAAACTTTTTCCCATCCTTGTCGGGCATAGCAGTACTCTGCAAGTTGTCAATCCATGTAGCTAATCTGATGTGAACATCATTAGATGGGTCGAATTTCTTCAGCCCACTACTAATTTCATGAAATGCGAACATTGATTCCTGGTGGAATGTTGCTATTTTATCCACTATTTGATAATCGACCGGATTTTCCTCATAAGCAGCAGCAGCACCCCTAGTATCAATTATTTTCCTCATATCTTCCGGTATAAGGTCTTTTATGCTATCCCTAGTTGATTCTTTTAGTTTATTTACGGTAGGTTCAATTTGTAGCACTCTTTGTTGCTCCTTAAGTTTTTCAATCTCAGGGGTCAACTCGGATACTGCTTCTTCCTTTGCTCTTCGCATTGTCCGCAATTCAACCACTTTCTCTAAGTCATCTTGTGAGAAATTTGGCTTTTTACGCTTCAGGAAGTTCTGATACTCATAATCAGTTTCATCAAACTTTGCATCCGGGTCCTCACTCAAACGGTCATCTATGTATTTCTTTTGCTCGTCAAAGAAATCTAGGTATTTTTTGGATAAACCCTTATACTCCTTAAAGTTCTCCTCTGCGAATTTAGCTAATTGATACCTTTTGTCCTGATCTTCCGTAAGCATTCTTTCTGGATCAGGTTCTGGCTCAGGTTCAGATTTAGACTCAGGTTCAGGTTCAGGTTCAGGTTCTACAGCACTTGGTTTAGGTAAACCTCCCTCAAATAAATCCTTATCAAACTTCTCAAGGTTCCTGATTTCTTTTTCTTCTTTAACCTCGGGCTCAGGTTCAACTTCTTGTGGTGGTTGTGATTCCTCACCAGGTTCGTTAATTATATCCGTTAAAGTGAGCGGTTCATTTGGATTAAGCTCAGGTTGAGGTTCTACGGTCTCCTCTGACTCTGCTGCGGCAAATAAGGAATCCAGTAATGAATTTCCTACTGTCTTTTCTTCCTGCGTTTCATTCTTTTCATTGGTTTCTTCTTCACTCATCACTGTACTTGTTGTTGTGGTTGTTGCATACCTTCAGGAGGTGGTGCAAGTTCTTGCGGAGGCATTCCTGCTTGAAACTGTTGCGGAGGTGGAGGTGCTCCCTGTGGTGATGGTTGAGCCAGAGCACCTTTTATTGTTTGAACCTCCTGATTCATGCCTTCTAGTATTTGCATAAATTGAGGTATTTGTTGTTTCAACTGCTCTACAAACTGAGTATTCGCTAAAGACATATCCTCCTTGCTTTCGGTTTCGATATTTAAATCATATGCGGCACCTGAGAGTCTAAATATTTCATTCATTATCTCTAGCACCTTCTCTGTGCCTACTGCTTGCATAATGGGTTGAACTGATACGACTTGCTGAAGTAATCCTGCTAGAGTCTGTGCAGACTGAGTGTTGACCGCCCGTTCTGCACCATCTCTTGAAGAGAAATTATACTCGTGAAATAAAACTTCTGGCTTACCTATAATTGTACGTTTTGTCTGTGGATTACGATCAAGGTCTCCTTCATCTGCGTCTAAAAGCCCTGCCCTTTTTACTACATCTTCAGTATATCTACCTACTACCGGAACTTTAAATTCTTCGTTACTGCAAGATACTAAATGCTCAAATAACATCTTCTTCGCCCCTCCCCTTAATTCATCTATACCTTCTGATATAAAGGAATATATTGCCTGTGTTGTAGTTGCTATCTCTGTTACCTCAGTAGCAGAGATTTCACGAGGTGCTGGTTGCCCCAGTTCCTGAGGCGACAGAATAAGGAGTCGTTCAACTAGGTTAAGTAGTTGAGTAACTGATGTCATAGCCTGTGAGATAGATGCCGACATTTCTTTTTGTACATCAACTACAGTTATGAAATCTTTTGCATTTAGCCCGAGGTCTGCCATCTTGGATCCGGAATAAAATATAGCATGTTGCTTTGAGTACAATGTACCCTCGCTCATTGAATCCATTATATATTCCTTGACCTCATCATCTAAGGCATCCTGATCAATTGTGAAAATTTTCATCATTGAAATCTTCATATCATGAAGCATCTTATTCATGATGTTGTTCATCTGATCCTGGAATGGCATCAATTCATGGGCAACTGATGTGTTTACCATCCGTGCATCATTTTGATTTAATCCACCATATATGGCCGGAATACTAGGAAGGAACTCTGCATGCAGAACTGTATTGTCACTAGCAACTACCATTTTCATCCATACATCGTGCGGATAGTCACCTATGCCCTCTTCTGCCGGATTAACCTTACAGAAATAATTAGTTACAAATATTCCCTTATCTGTGTCCTCTGAGCCGTAAACTCCAACATTTGCAGTTCTATCGTTTTTCATTGCCCACTCTGATTTTCGAGTTGGGAAACGCATGGTCTCAGGTTCTAAATAGTAATTAAAGAATTCTTTATAGGAGTCATAAGCACCAAAAAGATTACTATTGAATGAAATATCATCAGTATTCCAATATGCAGGATTATCAGAAATATCACTAAATTGTAAAATATCCCAATAGCCCAACCAACTTGGACCATTGTCAGTATTAATATCTGCCATCGGTGCAGACTGGTCATGCATAACTCTGGTTGGATGTGGTTTTATGAAGTCTATCCCCTCCTTGCATACATAACTACTAACACCATTCTCCCGGTCTTTATTGACCCTCCACTGGACATCTCTCGTCCACGCTTGAGACGGAAACATCACAACATGTCCATACATAAACATATCCCTGATTCCCTGAGCGAATAAGTGCCTATAATTAAACTGATCAGCGATTACCTCAACTCTTTGACTCAGCACATCCGCTCTTAATTTATCAACAGATGATGTACCCCTTGGCTCATATTTGAAATAAGGAAATAGATTGGAAAAGCGAGACACCTGTGCCGCTACCCTTCGAGTAACATACGACCTTATTATATCTACAGATACATCATAAAAGTTCTGCAGATTAATATTCTTCAATGTACCCTCTTCATCATACTCGCAAAAATGCTCCGCGCATCCTGCATCGGTTAATCCTTGAGCCGCATCTTCAATGTCTATCTTACCTTGAGCGTACTGAAGTAAAGGTATTGATGCTTTATTTATGGGAAGTGTATCCCACGCCAAATCAACCGACATATAAAGATTACTGTGCTTTGCGGAGTGGAAAATACCCTGCCTGACCCTTGACTCTATTTGGTCTTCGAATTTTGCCCTTATTTTGAAATTATCGGAGTTTTCATCAGTCTCCGTAAATATCTCCATTAAGCGCTCATGTGTACATCCGAATTTCTTGAGTATGTCTAAGTTTACCATAAGGCTCCATTATTACGTTTGGTATTGTGTCATCGACATAGTCTCCAATTATGGAATGCTCCAAAATGGTAAGTAGAATACATGCCGCAAAATTTATTTTTCTTCTTGATAGTTGCCTTTGGAAAGTAAGGAAAGGTATTCCAATTAAAGCCGCTAGTTCCACTCGGTTTATTCGAATAAAACCACATAGTCTTGAGATTCTTCTTTCGTTCCACTTGTCCTGTAAGTCCAGTTTTTTGTAGTGTATTTCAACTGCTAATGATGCAGGAGTTTGAAAATCACCCATTTGTCATAGATCGAAGAACACCACCAGGAATCTCAGACTCCGGTTCATCGTCATCATCTATTTCGTTTGCGTCATTTTGGTCATCTATATCACTACGCATACGATTTACCTCATCTACGGGAAGCTTTATTGTTCCTGCGATACGCTCATCTGTTTTCTCGCTTATAAGAACCTGTATGGTTAACTCAACCGTTTGCCCCTCACTGACTCCAGAGAAAGCATTCTGGGTCTTTTCGTCATCTTTTGTGTCTATTAAAATTGTGTTCATATTTTAGAATCTAATATATTAGGTCAGTAAATCAAGCATTGATTTCTATAATCTCTGATTTTGTTGATTGTATGGAACCGGGTCCGGCATGGTAGTATAAAATTGGGTATGTCATTGCATCGTGAGAGTGAACATACTGGTTTCTTCTTGGCTTAAAAGACTTCATTGGGTCAAAACTACCTCTAGTGTTTTCTGAAACTAATCCAAAAAACATTTTTTTCAGATATGTGCATTTCCTAGACAGAAGAAACTCTTCATTTTGTAACTTGGAGATAAGTAACCTTATCCTAGTTTCCACCGAACCATTAAATTTAGGTGCCGCTTTTAGCTTAATTGCCTCGAGGTTATACTCCTTAAAACTCTCTAATTTCTCCCTAGATATCTCTTCAATATCCCTGACATCATAAGACCCTGTTTTCGCCCTGTATTGATTGAATGCAGAATTATCTGATATATGAATATATTTAAAATCATGGTCTAGCTTTTGATTCCAGTATTTCATTCTCCTGAACACCTCTACAACTAGTTGAGTGTATGGAATATGCTCTTCATTGTGTATTATTTCATCAAACACTAACCATACAGGTTTGCCGCCCATAACTATGCTCTGCATAAATATCATCGCATTATTAACCGAACCGGGGTCCCATCCGCAAATTATAGGGAATTTAGTGGATGGATGGTACTCGGCTTTATTATGTATTCCCTCCACGAAGTAAGGTTTGTATATTGCATTCCCTGCCGGACGGTCAACCCACTCCCCCCTAACCATTCGGGCTTCTTCGATTGGGTCATCGGAAATAGCCTCCATGATCCGGTCGTAGTACCCTGCTGGTAAATTGTCCTTATTATCCTCAATCTTTAAGTGTCTTACAAAGTAATCTTCATTGTATTTTCCATCCCTAAGGGGAGTTTTAAAAAATCTTTTATAGACCCAATGCGATGGGCCATTAGGATTGCAGGCTGCCGTGTACTGCATGGGTGAATCAATACCCGGTCTTCTACCCAACTGTTGAACCACAGCATTGAAGTAATCATCTGTATCTAAATTTGTTAACTCATCCACAAATACATAACTTGGCTCAAACCCCTTAATTCTATCTTTAATAAAACTACCGTAGGGTGCGGATACCAAGAACACCTGACTTGTGCCACCAAAACGATTAGATACTTCTATGTATAGATTCTTCTGAGCATCCTGCCTTTCCCCTGCAACATGCATACCTATTCCGTCCTCCCAGAGTGGAAGTATTTCCGTTTTTAACTTATGCCACACTCCCCCCATTGTCGCCTGTGACTTAATTCCTACTATCAATACCGCCAGTGCATTAAAGTTTTCCCATAAATGCCTTACCAATTTATGACCACCCAATATGTAAGTTTTCCCTGTTCCCCTCTCGCCATACGCAAGGATATACAGAGCCGAGGAATCAAACATCTCTTGCTGTGTGGGCGTAAGACTAGGGCTCCATGGTGGTGTTTCAACTTCACCCTCATCTTTTATTGCCTGACCCAGCCTCTCGGCTAATAGGTCTTTATCAAGCTTGGTCGACATGCATAAAAACTCCTGGTAATACTTCTTTCTTAAAACCCCTCCAATGCATTATTCCGACTAAAGGAGCATCATAGAGAATACCATAAGGGGTAAGCCTCTCCTTTTTCTTTTTCTTTTTCTTTTTTCTTGGTTTAAGTTTATATTTATCGGGTGGATTATTGTAGAAGTCCTCGAACCACTTAACAAAGTTATCCACCTCAAAATCATCTCCCATTAAGTTAGGGTCTTGGTACAACCCTAAAAAGGATAAATACCTAAGCCTTCTAGGATGCCTTAATTTTCTTAGCGCTTTTTTATATATTTGCTCTGCCCTCGCGCGTGATAAAGAAATTTCCTTCCCTATTTCCGTAAAGGTTTTATCATCATACACCCTTAATAACACTACTGTTTTCTCCTTTTGGCTTAAAGTGTCGAGAAGTAGCTCAATCTCCTGATTAGCTATCTCCTTCGGCATCTTTTTTCATTTGTTGGAGATTCTTGAGTGGCTGGAATCCTGCCTTCTTTTTGGTTTTAGACTGTTCTTCGTTATGCATCTTGAGCATGATATTTATTCCCGTGAGCGTCCTATCATACCCTTTACCTATTTCTGAACTCACTTGGGTTAAGGAACGGATGTACTGAAGTTTCATTTCCGGATCCATATCTGTAGTCTCTAACTCCTCTTTAAGTCTCTGCGAGACTTCATAAAGTTGCATATTCTGCTGAATATTTAAGGACTGATAACCTTTTAGTGCCTCCACCATTAATAATCCTGTATGCTTCTCGAATTTTTCGAATGCACGAATTGACTTTATAGTCTCTTCTTTTAATCCTAGACCTTTTAACGCCTTTAAGTATTCCCCTTGCGGTTCTATAGCTGCTACAGCTTCGCTTTCAGTTAAAGGTTTATCCTCACTCCTTGTGAGCAACTCCACCTTATCAGGGATTGGGTCACCAACTTGAGTTGGGTTATAGAGTGCTTTCAGTTTATCAGATCGACTAATTATTCTATTGAAGTGACTTATCGTAATTCCAAGTATTTCTGCCGCCTTAGGCTTAGACATCTTAGCCTTCTTCATGGATGCCCCCACCTCCTCGTCACTAAACCTTTTGTCTCTAGGCATCTTTAATTAATTTTACTAAAGGAAGAAATGTAGTCACCCAGTGTGGGTGTTGCCTCAAGAATATAAACTGCGGATTACTCCTCATATATGCCCCAGCCCGATTTCGATCTGCACTTGAGAATGGATCAAACCTACAACCATCACAAAATTTCTTGGCATCCCCTATTGCGACCTGAGACCAATTCGTAAACCTCGACAACTCCCTAACCTTAATGGTTGTTAGTCCACCTGACCCAAGTGCCACCTCCTGATCGGTTAATGCCCTTACTGCCCTACCTCTTGCTTTTACCCTAGCTAAACATCGAACTAAGGGAGGAGGAAAATCATTCAGTTTTTCCCAATTCATTTTTATTTGCCCAATCCATAGCACTTTTAACTATTTCTTTCATCTCACCCTTGCGCGTCTCAATGGAGGTACAATCCAGGATCATTCTTTGCTTAGTCCCTGCTTTAATTCCTATTATTATGTAGTCATCCATAAATTCTGACAACTGTCCTCCAAAAGCTTCATGTATAATCTGTCCCGCCGGTTTGTTATTATCATTCATAATTTAAAACTTAAAATAAAAACTTTACACATGGCAAGCATTTTGACCTAATTTGTTAGGTCAATTCTCACTAGAATTACGAAGGTTGAATATCAAAATACTTTTTTGCCTCAGCTTTAGATACTTTCTTGTTCATGTAGTAGGTCTTAAATGTGTCGTAGTTCATGTGACCCATCGTGTGCATCGTCCACTCAAGCCCATACATCCAGTATCCATAAGAGCCGAAACTATGCCTTGCTCCATCACCCGGATATTTAAATCCCAGTCTATTAACTGCTCGCGTCCGACTTTGACTCATTCCTTGCCAGGACGACATTACGGGACCACTTCTATCTTTAGGTATCCACTCCCATAAATTATCCGGCAAGTTGGTAATTAATCGAGCGGGTGTTTTGGATGCAGGAACACTAATTGATTCACCATGCTTTATATGAGAGTAGTCTAGTTTTTCCATCTCTCCTTGGGGTCGAAGTCCTGCAAATAGCATAATTGCAATTGCGGGCTTATAACTCTGCCAAGAACGAGCACGATACTCCCCATCCTCTTTAAGTAATAATTGAACTTGCGTGGGAGTTAAGATTCCAATTTCTCGTTCTTTGGGTGGCATTCTTAATGTTTTAATCTCCCATTTCGTTTTCTGGCAGTAACCCATCAAGCCACACCAATTTAAAAATATAACGAACTGATTCTTATAAGTGTATTTAGTGGAAGCAGTTTTCCATGAAGTTTGCTCCTCCACTTTTCGCTGAATGTATTGCACATCAATTGAATCAATTTTCTGATTCCCAAGTCCCCACTTTAATAAATAACTTAGCCTAGACTCAATATGGCTCCACCTAGCTTCCGGGTATCTTGATTGATAATTCTCTAGGTATTTCTTTATTCCTACAGAAACCGTAGTATTATGTCCGTCCGGTTCGTCTTCAAAACTTGAAAGCCAATCATTCAGTTTACTACCTTCAAATAACTGAGACTCTGAAAAAGAAGAAAAATACTTTCTTCGTCTTTTCCCGTGATGCATAACATCAATCACATATTTAGTTTTACCCCTTACCGTTCTCTTGTACTTTTTCATGTGTTGCCATCCTTTTTTGATCTGTTGCCATAAGTGTTGCCATAAAATATGCAAATTTATGAGTAATCGTGATAAACAGTGAAGTAAATAAAAAAGGACTTCTCGGTTAAAAGAAGCCCCTTTTTACTTAAGGGAAATGTGTTTAATGTTGCATTCCGCCTATGTTTTAGTAGTGTGTTTATTCAATTCGCCACCTTAGCTCAGCTGGTAGAGCACCTCACTTGTAATGCGTTAGTCAATCGCATTAACACTGAGACCTGAGGCCTTGTTGCCAATCTGTTGCCACTATTTGTTTGTCCAAGTGCCATGCGCCCAATGCCAGCCCTCGTCGGATAACTTTTTAGCGTAAATGCGGTTCGTTGATGTAAGCACTCGGATTTCTTTGGAGGGGTCTCTGGTATTTAGAACTCGCTCAATCGCACTTTCGTGGGAGAGTAGCCAATTTGTGACAAATAATGACATGCCTACCATACCAACGCAAAGTATCGTGCATACTGTTGCCATGAACCGAATTTGTTGATTTTGTCTAATTACATTCTTCGCAAGGTCATGGATTTGCATTATTCGCTCTCCATCGACCTTAATGTTTTTAAGGTCTCCCTTTTTCACTTCCGGGAACACTACTGTCTTCATTTCTCCATCCGTGTAAGAGATTTCGGCATGAGGAATGGGGGAGGATTTATTCATTACTATTTACTTTCTATATTTACAGCAAACTGATCGATTTGCATTGATTTTGATGGTTTGTATTTTTTGTCATATACCTGATCTAGGTATTCGCATATTGCGTCATTAACCAGGCTTGCGGTTGTTTTTTTAGTTAGAGAAATTAATTTCTCCATTTTGCGATATGTCGCAGTTGGTATGCGGGTTGAGACAGCATATTGGGTTTCATCGTTTTTCATTTTTTCAAGGTTTGTTTTATTGCTCGTGACTCAGGGCAGAATTGCACGAATCAGTTGCGTTATATCAATTCATTTCACTTTGTGTCAAGATTTTATAATAAAAAAATTAAGTTTATACTATTTCGCTTTTTTCGTTGCTGTGTCGAAATATTTGCAAATGATGACGATATGAAACGAGATATAAATAAATCAGCATTACTACGCGGAAGTGAAGTCTGCAGGTTTCTTGGCTTGGGTATGACGGCGGGATATCGCTACCTAAGACATTTAGAGACTCATCAGATATTACTACCCGTACGCCTCCCTGCTATAAAAACGCCACGTTATCGAAGAGATGAAGTCGAAAATTTGGCGAAAAATAAAGAATTAGTGGATGTGGAGGAATTTAAAGTAAATTAACAAAATAGAAAATGGAAAATATGGAAATTAATAAATTAGCACAGGCTACCCCTCGGTCGAGGGTGAAGACCAAACCGGGAAAAGGTGGAGGTAAAAGCCTTGATTATGTAGACGCTAGATTCTGCATGGACAGATTGGATGAGTCGGTGGGACCGATGAATTGGAAAAATGAATATAAAGAGGTTTGTGGTCAGTTAATCTGCGGAGTCTCAATCTTCGATGGAGATGGATGGGTCACAAAATGGGATGTGGGTACTGAAAGTAATTTCGAAGCAGAAAAAGGTCATTTCAGTGATGCATTTAAAAGGGCATGTGTACACTGGGGTATCGGTAGAGATTTGTATGGTGAAGTAGGTAGTTCTCTAGGTTTGCAGGATGGGGGTGTATGTGCTGTTAAATACAGTGCAGATTCTGTTGGGGTAGCAGAGTCAACACCCCCTCCTGTCTCTGTTGATGAATGGGAAGGTGTTAAGGTTCACTTCGGAAAGAATAAAGGAGTCCCGTTAGGTGAATTAAAAAGGAATCAGCTTGAATGGTATCAACTCAAATGGTCGAGTGATAAGCCCTCTGATCAGGACATAATCCTTCGTGCGGCACTAGATAAGAGCATGATGAAAAAGAAAGGCACAAAAGATGGATTCGGAGGATGAACGAGAAGGGTTACCTTCTGCCTCCGGTATTGAGCAAATGAAGCTCTGTCCAGGTAGTTGGAACTATCAAAAAATGTTTCCGTCTAGTGGGGGAAGTGATGCAAATGAAGGCACCATCCGACATGACCTAATTGAACAGGTCATAAGAGGGGATATAACATTAGATTCCATAGAAGATGAACAACAACACGAATGCACTAAACGAGCATTGTGGTTACTTGAGAAAGTGGAAGCAGAAGTGGGAGTCTCCAATCATTCTAACCAATGGTTGGAGAAAAGACTTTGGTTAAACCAAAATGAGGATAAGGTTTATTCCGCCAAATATGACCTTCTCAGGCAATATGAGGGTGGGATATATCTTCTTGTTGACTGGAAGACTCTTTATGGTGACCACACCCCTGCTCCTGATAATATTCAGCTACTCGCACAGGCATTAGCTGTTTATAAAAATAGTGAGGGAATGACCAAAATGTACTGCTCACTTGTTGAGCCGTTCCCCTCTCCTACTTTTAGCTTGGTTGAGTATTCTACCGACAGATTGGAGCAACTTGAATCCTTAGTCACATCAATTGTCTCTGAGGCAAATAAGGAAACTGCTGAAAAAGTAGTTGGATTGAAGCAATGTAAGTTCTGTAACGGTCTGGCACATTGCGCAGATGTTGCCGACACGATCCAAGAGGAAATAATTGCGGGCTATAAGGCACTAGATGAAACAAGCTTACCTTGGGCACTAGAAATTGCTGTTCTTGCTGAAAAATGGGCAAGTGCAGTAAAATCTAGGGCTAAGGAAGAACTATCCGAGGGAAATGAGGTGGATGGATGGAAACTCCGCTCTAGTGGGAATGTAAAATCAATAAGTGACGCCAACCTATGTGCGGAAAGAATAACCAATACCAACCAACTTGGTTGGGCGGAAATCCTTTCTGCATCTAGCATTTCATGGACAAAGCTACTTAAGGTTTGGACGAATAAAAGAAATGAAAGTGGCGCCACATTGACAAGAAAAGATGCAGTCGCAGAACTTGAGCTCATTTTGACTGATGTTCTGACAGAGAAACCTAAAGCGCAGTCGCTTGTAAAATCCAAATGAAAGGCGGGGAATGGATCAATTTCACGATACCGAAGAAAATACCAAGTCTAAACCAACTACTAAGGTGGGGACCATGGGAACGACTAAAGGAAAAGAAGGCAATGAACAAGGAAGTGGGCCTCGCCATCATGTCCGAATTAGAAGCCATAGAGTCCGAATGCTCGACATCGACAACCTGTATGGGGGGTGCAAGCATCTCATTGATTCGCTCAGGCTCTCAGGCATTATTCCTGACGACGACCCACAAAGCATCACCCTCGAAGTCACGCAGGAGAAAGTCAAAGGGTATAAAAACGAGAAGACAGAAGTGGAGGTAAAATGTGTCTGAAAGAACGAGATTTACCATCCGCACCTCTGATGAAATCGTGCGTAGGATCGAGGCTCTGGCGGGTATTTCAGGTGAGTCGAAGAATAGCGTGGCAAATGTTCTACTTGCCATGCAATTGGGTGGTGTCACATGTGGCGCCACATCTGAAAATGATAAAGTGGGTGAGAATAATGAGGAAAGCGAGACTACTACTGTGGTTGAGCATAATTCCACTGATAATTCTGAAAAGAAAAGTGGCGCCACTTCGAAATCTAAAAACAAAAGGGTTTCCTCTCCCCCCACACCCCCCTCTCCTTCCCAAAAGAAAAAAGGTATACTACGTATACCCAAAAAAGAAAAAGTTTCCTCTCAGATCGGACATGGGAGAAAACCAAAAAACTTCGAGGAATGCTTGGAATATTTCAAAGAACGACGCATTCCCAACCCTGAGCAAAAAGCAAGGGAGTTCTACGACTTCTACGATGGCAAAGGGTGGGTCATCGGCAAAAGCCCGATCAAAAAATGGAGTTGTTGCCTCACCACATGGATCAGTCACAACCCCGGTTGGAAACCATTGTGGGAATTCACACCAACAGGAATCACGCTGAAGGAGGTTTTGGAATGGATGGAGAAAGAGCACCCTGAGTGGTACGAGAAGCACAAAGAAGCAAAAAATATAAACGAAATAGATGGATATTATTTAGATGAATATAGAAATTAAAAATTATGACACGGACATCGAAGCAGGGTTGCTTGGATGCATTGGAAAAAATACAGAAAATTGGGCAGATGCCCTTGAGCGTGGATTCTCACCTGAATGGTTCATGGATCCACTTCATGCTCAAATTGCGGAACAAATGCTCTCCGAGGACAAAGCAGGGCGTGATGTGGATGATATCTCAATCGCATTCTCAATGCCTGACTCCGTAAGATCGGAAGTTATTGAGGCATTTGACAGAGTTGAAACAACGGCACATTTCGGCAAATTCCTTGAGGATACCGAGGGGTTGTGGTTAAAGCGAAAAACAATTGAGGCGTGTCATGGAATTATTCAAATGGCATCCGAGCGAGGGAGCCGAGCAATTGATGTTGTTGAGTCGGGTGGACATGAGTTCTCAAAGTTGTCACTCAAGGAGAAATCAAAGCTAAAAACCGGAGCAGAAGTGGTTGAGTCGGCATGGCAAGGGATTCTCGAACGGCAAAAAGTGGGTGGGGTCAATGGAATACCCAGTGGTATTCGTTCGCTCGACAACATGACTTGTGGTTGGCAGAAAAACGACCTAATCACTCTTGCAGCACGAACATCGGTGGGAAAGACAGCATTTTCAATCGAAATGGCATTAGGGGCATTACGGGCAGGAAAGACGGTACAATTCTTCTCCCTTGAAATGGTAAATGAATCAGTCATGGAAAGAATGCTCGCAAATGTGTCAGGGGTACCCGTCCGAGTGATGGTGGATAAGGTAATGACTCAGGGTCAAATGGATGCCGTGGAGAATGCAAAGGATTTCCTTCGTAGAGCACCACTATACATGGAGGATGCGGGAGATATGTCAGTTGCTACAATTCGAGCAAAAGCACGAAAATTAGCAAGAACGGGGTTGGATATGGTAATTGTTGATTACTGCCAAATAGTTCGTCCTGAAGATTCAAGGATTCCACGGGAACAGCAAGTTGCCGGAATAACATGGGGATTAAAGGCTTTAGCGAAGGAATTAAAAATCCCCGTCATTATGCTCAGTCAAGTTAATCGAAATGCAGATCAAACGAATGCGTGTCCAAAGGTTTCCGACCTAGCAGACTCTGATCGAGTAGGACGAGATGCTGATATCGTGCTCATGCTTTGGAAAAAGGAAGGTAAAGGTGGGGATGAAACTTATATTGAACTCGCAAAGCAGAGGAATGGCAGATTGGGGCCAGTAGAAGTGGAATTCAAAGCATCCATACAGAAATTTATAGAGAGAGTAAAACCCTCTCTTAACTAGAACAAAAAAACACAAAAATACGATGAACTTAAGCAAGTTTACATTTATGGGTCGATTAGTTGCTGACCCAGAGACAAAAAAGTCGGAAAACGGACAGTTGACCAAAATACGGATTGCGGTAAATCGCAAAGTCGGAGGAGAGGATCAGGCTTCTTTCTTTGCCATTGAAGGATGGGATAAGGTAGCAGAGCGTCTTGATACATTAAAGAAGGGGCAACCCGCTTATTTCGAGGGTGAAATCTTCGTCAGGCAATGGGAGGCAAAGGATAAGAGTGGGAATACGATCAGGGATGATAATGGGAAACCAGTCATGCGTTCCAAGGATACTTACAAATGCTTTCAGATGAGATACCTGAGTACTAAATCGGAACAAGCTACCGAAGAGGGAGAGGAAGACGTTCCTTTTTAAGTGTCCGAGTGGACACAGAGTAAGCACGGAGATTGGGACATCTCCCTTGAGTTTGGCAAGCACCATGAAAATGAGGTTCGTCAAATTTTCGAGGGGGATGGAACAATCGAAGTAAAAGCAGATAAGGCATGGCACAAGACTGGCAACATTGCCATCGAATATAAATTCAGAAATAAGCCCTCGGGCATATCAACAACAGAAGCAAAATGGTGGTGCGTGGTACTGACAAACAAGACAAATCCCCGGAAGAGCGATGCGATTCTAGTGGTAGAGGTAATCAAACTAAGGGAGCATCTAAAAGCGATGTTCCATCAACTGAGAAGGGTGAATGGCGGATTCAAGAATGCATCTCGCCTTCTACTTGTTCCAGTGGGGAGATTTCTACCGATTACTATGAAGCATTAGCATGGATGTGGGATACTCAAGATGTTGTTTCACCACCCCACAGAAGATAATGAAAAAAAGAGTATCAAAACCCCATAGGATTTTAAAAAAATATAATGTATATGGTTTAGTTTCTCAGGTAGGAAAATTTGAGAAAAAACTTACTAGATTAGTATCCGTGGAAGCAGAAAAAGCAGAAGATGCAACCAAGGTAGGTAAAAACTACGCAAAAATGATGGGACAATCGTTTTCACATGTAAAAGAAGAATTATGACAAATAAACAAGTAGCTCAAACATGGTTAGCAACACTAGTTGCTATTTTTTTCACGGCGTTCTTCGGAACCTTAATGGGATGGGGGACAAACGGGGCAATGACTCTCCTAAGTTTCATATCTCTATGTGTGCAATTCTGGGGAATATCAAGGTTATGGAAATCAAAAGAATGACAGAGCAACCACCCACTCACACAGAAGAGGCAGAAAAGCAATTAGTGCAAGCAATTGACAAAGATATTGAGATTTACAAAAAAGCAATTGATATATGCCAGAATGATGAACTGAGAGTACTGCTCAAGGACTCGTTAATTGAGTTGCAGGAAAAAAGAATCGACAAGGATGGCGTTCAATAATGTAGAGCCGTACGACAATGGCACATACCTGGTTCGCTCACTCAAGCAACCGAGCGTATGTCATATGGTGGACATGAATGAATATGACGGTTTTGGCGAGTGTAGTTGCGAGTGGTTTGTATGCCATATGGCACCAAAGCTCAAAAAGGGAATTAAGCCTTTTAAGGTATGCAGACATCTGAAAGCTGTCAGGGGTTATCGCCTTCTTCAGCAAGATCATCATCACTAAATACCTGAGACATTCCAGTCAGCATTAATTCCTGCATTTCGCATTGTAAGCATCCGATTAATGTTTGGTAGTTTAGTCTGGGTTCAAGTGGAGAGTCCATAACCTCCACATCCGGACCATCGGCATCCCCGATTGTAAATTTATTTATTAGGTTGGATAGCTCTATCTGGAATTGATCAGTTTGCTCGTGATAATCTTTGCTCATACCAACCAACCCTTTTCCCGACTTTCTTTAGGCCATTTATGTATGTAATCGTGGCACTCTCGGCAAACTGCCATAAAGGTATCCATATCCAAGTAAAAACGCCCCCTACCCGCCTTGTGGTGGATATCTAGCTTTCTTTTCTTACTACACCTCTCACATACTTTATCTTTAAGAAATTCATCCCCTATCTTCTTGTACTCCTGGAACTCCCGTTGCCTCTTTTTGCTTACCCTTCTTAGTGCTGTTCTTTTCAAAGTTTAAACTTCCAAATCTATATTGATCATCAATTAATGGGGGTGGTTCTGCATACCCCCTTTTTTTCCAAAAATGCCTCCACCCTTTATCCACATCTTCCTGCAACTCGGTCATGTTACAGTAAGGTAGTCCTTCAGCTTGTGTCGTGCTCTCTGCTTCGTTGTCCATTTATCCCTCCCCCCCTAATTTGAGTTTCCACTTTAACTTTGCCTAAAATTTCCATAAAAAACTCTGTCCAATCCATTTCGGGGTTTTCATTTATGACCGTGTATACAACCATCGAGGTCTCAAATATATGAGTATGTTGCTGGACTGTATTCTCTACTTCCATTTCTCAATAAGAATTAACCCCATCCCGAGAATGAGAAGAGTAACAATCACAAAGGCCTCACTAAGGGTTATTGCTTCCATACCTTAATTTATCCACATGCTCATCAAGTTTATTCACTCGACCTTTTAGGTGTTCAATATTCATGTCTTGGGTCGCATCTGCAGGTAATGCTCCAATCTCCCCACGGGGCCATTTTATCCTGAATTCCGAGTTCAAATGAAGCTCATGCTGAATCCTGGAGATATCCATCTCGATGGTGTTTAGCCTGTTTACGATTACGCTATACCCCCAAACTGCCGTACCCACTAATGCGATGACTTTCGCAGCAAAAGCAAGTTGCACCTTAGCGGATGCGTTCGCGTTTATCTCAGTCATCGCATTGACTTCTTACCTCGGCACTTCCACTTCTTGCGGGAAAGAGCATTAGCGCAGGGTGGACTCTTGCACTTTTTGATCTTCGCACTTCTCGCGCAGTAAGCATCACCTTTAGCGGTGCCACTTCTGATTCTTGGCCCACCATCCTTGGCTTTCCCTGCTTGCCCGAAGCTACGGCACTTGCCAGAAACTCGTTTTGCAAATTTCTTACCCTTTGTTGGTTTACATGCCTTTTTCTTAGGCATAACTACTTCCCGCACGCTTTACAGCAGGCTTTTTTTTTGACCCAGTTGCTTTTTTCTTCTTTGGGTGAGACGCACCTTTCATTAATTTACCACCTGGCATCTTATGATAACCCTTAGGTGTTTTTTTAGTTTTAGTTTTTTTATGCATAATTACGCTTTCTTTGTTCGCTTGCCCATCCCGACTCTGCGTTTCTGAGCGACTAATTTTTTCTTATTTTTCCCAACCTGTTTCCAAGTCTTGGGCGTTGATTTTGAAACTCTCTTTGTAGGGCGACACTTCTTTATCTTCCTTTTCTTTTTCCCACATTCATCTCCATCCTGGTCTTTCCACTTCTCCTTAAACCACCTTTTGAGATTAGCCCCTGCCTTTGTCTTCCGTACCGCCATATCATTTCTTCTTCGCGCCCTTCTTCCGGCATTTTGCAATTGCTCCTCCGGCATATGCACTGGGAAATACTTTGTACTTTGCCTTCACTTTCCGGTAACAGGCATCTTTCTTAGGTTTAGCTTTTTTCTTCATTTACTTATTACCTCATAGATCCGCTTTATATCTTCCCTGCGGTCTTCAGTTAACTTTTCCAAATTCTTTATCCGCTCGCAGTCACGAGCCGCATTTACTTCCAGTCTCGCATTTCGAGACTTCACCACATCCACATCCTCCTTAATGCGCTTCAAAAAGAAACCAAGCACAGATACTGCAACACTCAGTCCAACAAATATTAAAGAAGACACCTCCATATAACTAATCTAATTTATTAGGTCATAATGTCAACCTACCTTCTTTCTCTTCTCCTTTGTCTCAACAACTAAAAGCGGTGTCTCCAGCAAATCCCTCGTTACACATCCACAAAAATTACACTGACCAAACCCCACTTCAAATAAATCTCTTACCGCCCACCCTTTCTTCGGCACGCACTCCCGGCACACGAATACCCGATATGTCCTAGTCTTGCCTTTTCCTTTTGGCATCATTTGCCCCCCATCCAAACCATTCACCATACTTCTCCCTACCCCAACACTTATCCTTTACCAGGTTACTAAACGGTACATAACACCCACATCCCATACTCCCCGTACGACAAGACCTATATTTTGCATCATATATCGGGCATTTCATGCACACTCGTAACCGACGTATCCATTCTGCTTTACCCACCTTATGCTTCCGTAGCTCCAATAAGCCCCGTAGCACCCCCTTAAAGGCCTCTAATCCAATTTCACGGTACATTACCTTAATCCACTCAATATACATTCTCATGGCCACAATATGACCTAATGTATTAGGTATTACAAGTACGCAAAAGCGTACATCGTGATATAGGTATAGCTATAGTTACAAATGTGGCGCCAAATTCAGGGGTTTTACTAAGTAATGTGACGCCAGTTTAACAATCCCAACTTTTTCCAAAATCCAGAAACTTGAGAAAATATGTATATACATACGCGGGAATACAAAACGCATCCCCCCCCTCCCCCCCCGGTCGTGACCTAACACACAATAGGTCATAGACATTCTGTAACTCCTTACAAGTAAATAGTTTATACTTATATATGTTTATTCTCTTTTCACTTTCACTTTTATTTTTCGAGTTTTACTCTCGATATTTTATTCAATGGTAAATTTTTATCTTCCATAATGCAATTGGAGGAGGGAAAGCAAACCTCCTTAAATATTCAGAAGAATACACCAACCAAGAAAAAAGTTTTTAATCCCAACCAAGGGAAAACCAAAAACACAAAAACAATAATGAAAACCAAATCAATAAATAATGGAAAATTTGTTTTAGCAAATCGTCAGGGTTTGCAAAGCAAATTACAGGTCAAACAAATTGACGATAAAACAGGGAAAGAGAATTCAATCTCTTTGACCTGTGGCAATCGATTAAAGCAACTTCAATCTTCTTTAAAGAAAGTAAAGGAAGCAAAGCAAAATGGAGATTTTACTTTCAACGGATTGCCCATTGAATCAGTTATCTTGCAAAGAAGTGAAGATATTAAAGACTTCTTAATTGCAAATCAAATCGTTCCATCAGATAAGGCGATGGAAACATTGATTGAGTTTGCTAGTGAAGGTAAAACTCCACACAAGAATGATAATTTCCCTAAGTATAATTTTGATTATGTACTATCTGAGGAGCAAAGCAAGTTACTTGGTTTGCACCTTGCAAACGATAAAACATGGTTGAATTCAATTGAAGGTCAAAAAGTTGAAAAATATTTCTCTTCTTTAATTCAATCGGTTATAGGTCAAAGAAAATTCAAAATTGGTGCAAAGAATGGAAAGCAAATCATTCAAGGTGCATATATTTTTGAGAGTGAAGTTGACTCAAAAATTGCTACTGAATGGGATAAGAGATTGGCACATAAGAATGCTTTTCTTCTTTCCCTTGAGAGTGAAGCAAAATCAATTGAGGAAAAAACTATTTCTGAATTGCGTCTTGAATTGAAATCGAGAGATTTGCCAACCAAGGGAAAAAAATCTGATTTAGTCAATCGAATCAAAGCATTCGATCAATCTAATTAATCATTGATAAATCTAACTTTGCATCATTATGAAATTAAAACTTAAAGACATGACATATGCTCAATGGATTGCCGCCAATAAGAAATTGAGGAAAAAACAAAATTTTGACAGAGATTGCCATAATGGTGCAAAGCATAGATTTATCGATGCGAACAGGGAAAAGAAAAAGATTTATCGCAGGTCAACAGCAAGATTAATTGCCCGTATGGCAAATCCTTTGCTCACAAAATTTTGCGGGGGATATATCCAAAAAGCAAAGCAAAGAATAATCATAAAAACTTCAATCGACACAGAGGTAATTATGCAAAGAACAAATCGAAATGGTTTTTGGGCACCAATTAATAAAGGATTCAATGACTTATCATTGGAACAAATTGAAATTGAATTCAATGAAGTATTCAATGGATTATCTTATATGTTTAATGAACGAGAAAAATTCAAAGAAGATTTTTTCATACCATTAAACCACAATATTAAATCTAGTATTAAATCAGTAACTTTTGCACCATTAGGAGAAAAACCAATTACCCATTTATTACAATCTCACAAACCAATTATTGACAAATCTATTAAAGCAAAGGGAAAACAAATCAAATTTGATTCAGATAGATTAGATTCAATTACTAATGGATACGATAAAGAGAATGATAAAATCGAATTAAAGAAAAATAATATTACTAATCAGTACGAAAAGAAAATCATTTCAAAAGGTAAATTGAAAGAAAAGAAAATTTTACCTAACGCAAAAAGTTTTAATACCATCAATCCTGATGGTACGATTAAGAAAACTAAAACAATATACCAATCAAAAAGAAAGTTCCTGTAAAAGGGAATTTTTTTTTGCCTTCCTATCATCATCGTAACACGCGAACCACGCACATAATGAATGTACAAGAATTAATAGAAAAATTGAAAGAATATCCCCCTGAATTGCCCGTAAGAGCATGCAATAAAGAGGGTGATATAAATTGCGATATAGATGCAGTGTCTACTGTCATCTACCTTCAAATGGCAGTACCAAATGCAGTAGAACTAAGCTTCAACTACAGCACAGATGTGGAGCTAGACGAGAATGGATTTAACCCAATGGACTTATGAATATACCAAATAATGTTTGCCTTTGTAATTCTTGCAAAGGTCATGTTCTTACAAAAACTGACAACACATACTCCCATCCATTCCCGCCATCCCGGTCAATAGATGATGTAAACGAACTTGGACTGAAAGAGTGTCGTTGCAATTGGGTGCTATATCTACGCATTGATGGGGGAAAAATTGAATGCGGTGATATATATGTCGATAGGTTTTGCAGATACACTAATGTGGAAGATGCCCAAAAATTACAACTTTCTTATGCCCACGCCAACTGAGAGGCGTGATGTAAGCCGACATAGCAATAAATACCAGTCATCACCCTCGTGGGTGTTACAAATACACGAGCCGAGCATGTAGCTACATTGTAGTCGATGAACCCATGCTTAGTGTGCAAGGGACACACATTAATCTCTTTCCCTTAGATTTTTTACACTTTAACACAACGATTCCCAAAAAAGTCCGATGAGCACGAGACTGAATGTAGGGGTGAAGATGAGTTAAATAAGACAGGAGGCTTGAAGTGGGATTCAAGCATAAGCACAAACCCACCGACTAATCACCGGGAATGTGCCACGAGCAAGGGTTCTATGGCTGTTAGCGAAAGCCTTGAATACAAGACTTGCAATGCTATCTGTGGGCAACTCCTGTCTGACTTTTTAGGTTAGAAACACATGGGTATTGTGACGGAGTTTTTGTACTTTCTACTCTGGTTATTTTTAACGCCCTTCCTGTAATCACATAAAAGCAGGAACATTTTCTTTCAACACATAACACACACATCAATATGACAAAATCACAAAAAAATTCACGGGCACTTACAATAGGTGCATTTGGTTCAAATAAAACTAAAACTGCCAAAGATAGCGATGGTTGGTTTCCTGGTAAGAATAGAGGGTGCAACTACGCATCAAAATTCGGTGGCATTCGTAAGGGTGATAAGGTTGCCTTTGGTCGTCGCCTTAGAAGGAAAGTAGCAGCTTAACGCTTCCTATCAACGCAACACGCACCATGAAAATACTACTAACAACTAATCATATACCGCTACACTTTGAACAGAATGCTAGTGTGTCTATGGGTAATAACTTCTCTCATGTTGTATATAAACGCTTAGTGGAAGCACATGGATATGGAGGGCGACCGAGAGAATCGGTCGAAAAGAGGAACGCAAATATGCTTTTAATTGAAGAGGCTGTACAGAATGGTCTCCTCATGGTAACAACAACACATAAAAATGACCTAATTATTTAGGTCAGTAGAAAGAAAGTATGATAACTAAATTAGATGGCACGCATCTTGAACTTGAGCGTGCAATTAAACTCGGTATGCCTAACAACCGGAAACGCTCATGCATAGTCATGGAGACCGACTCAAAGCAGATCAGTAGCTATTGGTCAGGTGGGTCAATTGATAAATGGTCTGCAGTTCATTGGGACTTCAAATATGAGCGAGATTTCGCTGATCAGGTATTTAAGCATAGTCAAATGGAGACATGCCCACTACCTCCACATGCTGGTTCGCCTATGTTTGGTGGTGCTACTGCTGATATTGACCTAGATAGAGGCGATATCCTTATCTGTGGTGGTACTCGTAGTGGGAAGCCTGCAACACCAACTGTGTATGCAAATGAGGCGACATTGTGTGCATTCTTTCAAACCACTCCACTTGCGAAGAAATACGCTGATTCACCAATGAGTAAAAGAAACGGATACAAACTAACATGAAGATTAACCCGGACGACTTACAACAATCCATCTTTGGCTCAGGTATTGAGCGTAGGGATGGAGAAATACATATGGATACTGACCGAGAACTTGTTGCTCAATTTCCATATAAGCCCGAATTGGGTAGGTATCTATCTGCTAGTGTAGAGGTAGATGCCACGCAAAGGTTCATGGCATTCTGCCCGTCATGTGCTGGCAAGAATAGTCATCAACAGGCTACTAAGCTAGATGAATTGATTGCCTTCCTATCAGCTAACACGGGCGAGGACGACACACCATTTGGATATTTCCTCAGGTCAGGCATTGATGGTCTTACTGAGGCTATTAAGGCTACTAAGCTTGGTAAGTGGTCATTACTTGCACCTAGCTTGTATGAAACTGCGAAGTTTTATGAGGAGCGTGGTTTTGGACAACCTGACCTTGACCCAAGGGTATACACAAAATTACCAGGTTGGGGGCTGAAGACTGCGAGATTATTTCAGATGCATGTATTTCATGAGCCGTGTGCTGTGCTCGATACATATATACTGAAGTGGTTGGGCGGGGATGAGCGATTTAATGGGACAAATGTTACACCTCCTAAGAATTATAAGGATGTACCTACTCAGAGTATTTCTAAGTGGGAGACTTATCAGAGGTGGGAAGATGCATTCTTAGCAGAATGCGTTAGACGCAATATGTCCCCATTGGAACTGGATAAAGCGATATGGGTGCATGCCCGTATCAAACCTAAACAAGATAAAACACAAGAACTATGGGAAGGAAAAGGATATGCCTAATTTAACTATACTCGGACTCTTACACTTATGACAACTACACTAACAAAAGAACCTAAAAAGGTGAACGCAGGTTCACTATTAACGCTAAAGGATAACATCGTACATGCTAAACCAAATGGGATGTGGGCAACTCATGATGAG